ACAATACTAAATCCACTTGTAGTATTAGCTGAAACTGTGCTTGTGATACTTCCAGCTGTGTTTGATGCAGTTGTGTTTGATGCTAACCAGTTCCATGCTACATAATTATTACCATCATTAGTTGCAGCACCACTAGTATTACCTATTCCTAATGTAAATCCATCACTATCAAAACTTTCAAGCTGACCATAATCTACATATTGATTTTCAGCAGCAGTTTGATCTGAAAGTAGAGCTGAATTTACTCCTCTAATAGAATCATAAAGTCTATGACTATAAGCAACATTTCTACATTTAATCCATAAAAAATCTGGTTGAAAACCTACACCAGTAATAGCATGACCATCTGCGTTATTACCTGTATAAAGTTTAGTATTAAAATAATCTGATGGTTTATCTATATCTGTGTAAGCCATTAAAAGTCTCCTTTAATTTCTTTGCATGAGTGTAACGAATGTAAAGCCATTATCCAAACTCCGCTAAGTTTTTAACATTGAGGCTATAGTAGTTTTCTGGTACAGAATATTCAAAGTTTCCATAGCCATTACCATCACTATTTCCTGATGAGATACTATATGCTGGATTACCCCAATTTACTGACCAATCACAATCTTCATTTGAAAAAGCTGAAACATAAAATTCTCCTGTTGTAAATGTTGTATCATTTTGAGTTGAATCAAAAGTTGTACTGTTTGCAACTCTCCATGTTCCATTTTTACCAAAATAAATTTTTCCATTATCACAATCTACTGCAACCATCATAATATCATTTGTTACTATTCCAGATAAACTAGAAGCAATAGTTGAACCATTTTTATATAAAGTTGTTGAATACCAACCTATTGCATCTCCACTTACATAACTATTTGCATGATTACCAACTATTAAATTAGTACCAGCTACTTGTTGATAATTTGATTGATTATTAGCATCACTTAATCCAATGGTATATTTAGTTCCACCTAATGCTTTTGCTTCCCAATACCATTTTCCTGAACTAAAAGCTATATTTCCATAATTAGTATGATGAGAACTACTCCCTGTTGAAGTTAAATCTACAAAAGTATTACCTTGTGAAAATGTTGTATATGGAACATTTACTAATGAATTAAATGTACAAAAATTATTAGTCGGTGTATCAGTAGTTTGGTCTATGCTAGTTAAATTATTTACAGTAAAGTTATTTCCATTACCTGATACATCTGCACCTAGACTACCAGAGTTTTCAAAGTCTAAATAGAATCCATTGTTGCCATAAGTACCACTATATTCAATAGGTTTCCATATTCCTGAATCTTCGTCAAATTCTCCAAAGTCAGTAGGTGTTAATGCTTGACCATCAATATGATGAAATTCTGCTAAATACATTCGACTATTATCTGCACCATATATTTTACCTACTAATTCTTTATTTGTTTGACCACCTTCTAAAATTTTTAAATTTTCACTTTGATTAGGATAAACTGCTGTGCCAAATGTAGTAATTTGATTTCCATTGTGATAAATTTTAACTCTATTAGATGCTGTGCCTTGATTTGTATCAAAAGCAACCACAAAATGCGACCAAGCACTTAAATCTGTAAATAGTTGAGTTGTTGATAATACTCTGTCAGATTGACCTGTAATACTATTGTTAATATAAAAATTATCAGTATTAGTTATTACAATAAGACCTCTATTATTTCCATTTTCTACTTCGTTACTGTAAATTGAAGTAGTTGCACCTGTTTCACATCTTTTTACCCAAAAACTAAATGTTCCTATTGTTGTGCTTGTTTCACTAGAACTTTTTGATCTAGACAAATGGTCGGTACTACTACTTTCAAACCTTAATGAGTTATCTACTTCATATCCACCAGCAGATATTGTGTTACTTGGTAATATCAAAGGCATTATATTACCTCTTTTGGAAATTCTGGGAGTGGTCTTGTCATTACAGGATTTTGTTCTGTTCCTGTGTTAGTGTATTCGTATAATGCTTTTAGTTCATCAACTGTTGTGCAGTTATTAATCATAGTTTCCATTTCATTAGATTTAGTTCTAACATCTGCTCTAAAAGATAATATATTTGCTGGAATATCATAGTCAGCTACTTCTGTTGCTTTAACTACATACCAATCAGTAGGTGCAAGTAATCCTGATGCTTGTTGTTTAACTATTTTTTTCTTTTCAGTTTTTAAACCATAGTTAATTAGTTGCACTCCATCATCATCTAATACAGGGTTGCCATCTTCATCTACTGCGTTTTCATCTTCTAATCTTTTAGGAGTTGCAGTTCCCCAAGATTTAGTAACTTGACCATTTGCAAAAGTATATTGTTCGTTAGTGTTATTGTAATATGCTGGGTCTTTGTAATTAGTTGAATCAGTTATAACTTCATAAATTCCAATAGCTTCTTTTTCAGCTTTAGACCATTTAGTAAATATGTCTGCTGAATATTGATTGTCATTTAAAATAAAACCTTTAGGGTTTTGAAAGTATTTAGTGATTTGATTATTTTCTACTAATGCGTACATAATTCTCCTACGATAAAGTTAATGCTAAGTTTCTACCAACTTCTAGCCATTTGCTTCCATTGTATCTAAATACAAATAAGTCTCCAAGACTTGCAGTTGCTGTTAATGTTGGAGCAGTATCAGATGCAAATTCATATACTGCGTTCCATGTTAAAGTTCTTCCACCTGTTCCATCTTGTGCAACAAGTAATGATGCAAATTGACCTGTGCTTCCATTTGTAGGAGCAGCAATAGTTCTATTACCACCAAGTGTAACTTTTGCAACAGATTGAGTTGACATATCCCAAGATATAGTTGCACCATCTGTTAAAGTTGTTTCTGCAATATAACCTTTGTCAGCTAATAAAGTTCCTGTAATATCAACACCAGTAGATGTTGTTTCAAATTTTTTAGAGTTGTCGTAATATAAATCTACTGAACCATTTTTATTAAAAACAGCCATAGGTTCATTATCAGATACATTGTAAATATGTACAGATGAACTGCCTTTAATATATAATTCACCTGTACCAACATCTTGTAAATATGAATTTGTACCATCATGGAAAATTTCTAAGTCTTGACTATTTCCTAATCTAATTTTATCACTATCACTAAGAATAATATTACCTGTAGAGGTTAATCCTGTAACTGTAGCAGTTCCTGTAATATTAATATTACCTGTGCCTGTTATATCGTTTGAGTTTAAATCTAAATTGCCACCTAATTGTGGTGTAGTGTCATTAACTAAATCTGTACTAATAGCTGTAACATCAGAATATTTAGCAAGAGGAAAACCACCTGCTGTACTACCATCATGTACGACTAAAGTATCTTTGTCAGTATCTACAGTTACTTCTCTTAAAGCACCTGTAAATGTTGAATGTTGTGCTGTAGTTCCACCTCTAAGTTGAAGTCGTTTTGCCATTTTATTTTTTTACTCCTAATTTATAAATTGTTATACATATTTTTTTATTAAATACTACCAAAATCCAACTGAAGATTTGTACCATCTATAGTTCCTATATTACTTAAATTATTATTTTGACCATCTAAAGTACCCCCAAGTTGAGGAGTAGTATCTTCTACTAGATTATCTATAGCATTTGGATTGGCAGTAGCATTTGTTGCGATAGTATCTAGTTTAGCACCATCTACAGAAACATCTCTACCATCAACTGTAAATGATTGTGTATCTAAATTTCCACCTAATTGAGGTGAAGCATCATCAGAAACATTTGCTATTCCTGGTGCAATAGATGTCCAAGAAGTTCCATTATAATATTTAAGAGCATTAGCAGTAGTGTTGTAGGCCAAATCTCCTTCATCTAAACTTGTAGTTGGATCTGCACTACCAACTCTATATCGTTCTGCAAATGAATTGACACCAGTAATATTAGAACCTACTAAATTAACATTAGCAATAGAACCACCTACCAAACCAATATTTGTATCTGCTGCTGCAACAGTTGCTATATTGTTAGTTGGCGATATTTGTCCAGCAACAGTATTAACATTAGTAATGTCATCAGCTACTGTATCAATTTTTGATGTACCAGGTGTGTCAGTTACTGCATCTGCAATTGAACCATTATCAATAATGTGAGTAAAATTATTACTTAAATCTTGACCAACAATAGTTATGTTGCTTATATTGGTTGTAATTGTACCTATATCACCTGCAACACTTGTAATATTAGCATCATTAGCAGCTACAGTTGTAATATCTCCAGATATACCTGCTACAGTTGTTACTTCAGTTGCTTTAGGTGTTAGTCTATGAAAAGTATAAGTATTTAATGTTGATGTTGTTTCAACTAATACTCCATAACCTGCTGATAAAACTGTAGAACCACATCCAGTAATAGTAACAGTAGATCCTCCTAATGTACCACTTGTAATAGTAACTGTTCCTGCAGTTGGAGTTCTTGTACTTGCAATTTCTTTAATTGAAATAATTGTACCTGCACCATCATTAACATCTGGATTAGTATTTGGAAAACTTGTTTCATTTGCAATAGCAACAAAACCACCAACATCATCTACTAAATCTACAATTCTAGCATCTATAGCAGCAGTAGTTGCTACATAAGCATCAGAACCAGACCAAGTATCACCTGATGATATAGTTTCAGAACTATCTTGTCTAAAGTATCTTCCATCAGAAGCTGATGTGGTAAAGAATGTAGTATCACTTGGTGTATGTCCTGATTGTTCTGCATTAGTTACAATAACTGCATCTGCAATTTTATCTGCTGTTACTGCATCATTAGCAATTTTAGAAGTAGTAATATTACTATCAGTTATTTTTGCAGTAGTAACTGCATTAGAAGCTAATTTAGCAGTAGTGATTTGAGAATCACCAATATGTGCAGTATCAATAGATCCATCTACATAATGTTCACTATCAATACTATCGTCAGCTATTTTAGTTCCATCTATAGCATCAGCAGCAATCTTTCCTGAAGTTACATTTAAATCTGCAATTTTAGCAGTTGTAACATTAGCATCTGTAATTTTAACTGTAGTTACAGCATTAGTTGCAAGTTTAGCTGTAGTAACATTACTGTCTGCGATTTTAGCAGTTGTAATTTGTGAGTCTGCAATATGAGCTGTATCTATTGAACCATCAACATAATGTTCTGAATCTATACTGTCATCTGCAATTTTAGAACCATTAACAGAATCTGCACCTAGTTTAGCACTAGTTACAGCAGCATCATTAATCTTAGCAGTTGTTACAGCACTATCAGCAATCTTAACTGTAGTAACCGAACCATCTGCTAAAGTTGCAGTTGCAATTATACCTGTTGGTAAAGAATTATTTGTTTTAGATAAAGCACCAATATAAACATTAGAGATAGCTTCATTAGATAATGAACCACTATCCCAAGTTACATTGATTGTAGTATCTGTTGAAAAAGTTGAAGAACTAATTGTTCCATAAATTGTACCAGGAGTTGTTGCAGTTAATTTAATTCTTCTGCCTTCATGGTAAATTGGAGTAACATCAACACCAGCAATTGTAAAAGAAGTAGCTGATGCGTAAGTTGCAGTATAAGCTCCATCTCCATCACCATATTCTACCCATTGAGAATCATTATACCATGATCTAGTATTAACCATTAATGCTCTAATGGCATTATTTAAATTAGATGGTAACATCCCTTCTGCAACTGAGATACCATTTAATGATGTATTGTTTAAATTCGTTGTTGAATAATCTTTTATACCTGCCATTTATTCTCCTATAAACCAAGCAAATGCTTTATTGTTTTCTTTATTTTTTTCATTAATAAGCGCATTTATAGCTTCCTCAATTTGTCTTTGAAAGAACTCTTGAGTTTCAAAACTATATCTTACATTATCTATATCAGTTTTATCTGTCATCTTAATCCTGCTTTTGATGCTATTAAATCAATTCCTTGTGCATGATTCCATGCAACACCACTAGGTGTTTTAACATTAATTTTAATATATCTTCCAGATTGTCTTACTGGATTGATACCAGTTGAGTTCATAGATATTTCACTAGACTCAACAACATTATCAGCTAATCTATCTCTAGTTTTAATTTTAACTGTAGCTTGTGCATCTACTATTGGTCTAATAGATTGAACATTACTTCTAAATCCTGGATATAATTCTACTTCAGAAGTTTCAATTTCACCTTCATTATCAGTACCAGAAAAAATAGCAGCTTTATAATTGTTATCTATAGCACCTAATAATAATTGTCCACCACTCCAAAAATCTGTGTCTAATGCAATATTAATTTGATCTAAGTTTTGAGATATAATATCCATTAACTCAACAGTATATGCTCCTACAAATTGAGCAAATATAGTACTAGCACTAGCATTTGCTAAAGACCATTTTTGAGTTGCATAATTATAAATTAGGATTCTATCACATATTCCAGTAGTATTGGAAGTATTATTTGAGCTAGGGTACAACCATAATGCTAATTGATTAAATGGATCTACAGCAGCACAAATTCTATCACTAAATGCTTTATTTAAATCTGTATCAAAAAATCTATTTACTTTTTCTGCGCCAATTGAAATAACATTATCACCATTAATTTCAAAGAATCCATCATCAGCATAAAAGAATACACGTCTGTTATCTTGACATACTGTTCTTCCATATACAGCTCCTCTATTAGGAG